TGCCCGTCAAAATGGTAAAACCGTTGCGTTGATGAGCCTTGTGGGTTTTTGGTTGTGCGAAATGCCCAAAATACGGGGCGAGAAACAATTAGTGCTATCTACGGCCCACAGGCTTGACCTAGCGGTAATGCTGTTTGATGAGCTTGCCCCAATACTTGAAAGTCATTACAACGCAAAGTTGATGAAGGCGTATGGGCGCAACATGGCTACTATGCCTGACGGGTCGCGGTGGATTGTGCGGGCTGCCGGGCCGTCAGGTGGTCACGGCATTAGCCCCAACCTGATTGTTGCCGACGAAATTTGGGACATTAGTAGCGAGGTAATTGACGGCGGTTTAATTCCGTCGCAACGCGCTAAACGCAACCCGCTGTTGTCTATGTGGTCAACCGCTGGGACTGAGCGCAGCCGGGCGCTACTGAAATGGCGCGAACAGGGCATGCGGGCAATAGACGAAAACAAACCCAGCCCGTTTTACTTTGCTGAATGGTCACCGCCGCCCGATCTAGACCCCATGACCCCTGAAGCTTGGGGCTGGGGCAACCCCGCATTAGGCACAACCTTAACCCCAGCCGTCATTATGGGCGAAAGCCAAAACCCAGACCGCGCCCAATTTCTACGTGCGTCAGTCAACGTATGGGTAGCCAGCGATCAGGGTTGGCTACAGCCCGGCACATGGCCCGCGCTCGAATACCACGAACCACTACCCGCAGGCGGCGTACTAGCCATAGAAAACAGCGTTGACGAAAGCCGCTATTTCGGGTTACGCGCTGTGCCGTTACCTGACGGGCGTACCTGCCTAACCGTGGCGTTTGTTTGCAACACCTATGCCGACATGCTGCAAGCTGCCAAACCATACCTACAAAACCCGCAATGCACATTTGCGGTAACCCCGTCAATTGACCTGCATTGGCCCACAGAGTATGAGCGCCGCAAACAGGTAGTGGGCTATGGCGAAATGGTCAAGTGGACAGACCCCGTACGCCAACTAATTAGGCAGGGCATGGTTTTACATGACGGGTCAACCATGTTGGCTGAACACATGCAACGGGCGGTAGCCGTCAGATCACAAAACAGCATTGCGCTTAGCTCGCAACGCTCGCCCGGCCCAATTGAGCTAGCCCGCTGTGCAGTATGGGCAACCGCGTTAGCCAGCAAACCAAAAGCCAGCGGCAAACCATTTTTAGTGATAGCGGGTTAACTAGGATTTGACCCGGTGGCATGGGGGTTTAACTCCCATTCTGTCGGGTGCAGCCAATCCCCATGCCACTACTCCCAAACAGATTTGCGCCATACTTGACGCATGGGTTTATTCAACCGCACCACGAAAGCCGCTATTAGTCCCGCGCCAGCAAAAGCCGCGGCAGCAGGCGCATTTGGTGGCGGCTACTCCCCGAACAGCGCCGGGCTAGGCGCGCAAATGATTGGGCAGTACTACACCTATCAGGAAGGTGACGCACGCAATCGAGCAGTCAGCGTGCCAACGATTAACCGCGCACGTGACCTAATGGCAAGCGTGATTGGTTGCATGCCGTTGAAAATGTACAACGAAATTTGGAATGGTGACGAAATGGAAAAAATGCCGCTTGCACCGCGCACGTGGCTACGCCGCCCCGATCCAAGCGTGCCGTACCAATTCATAATGTCGTGGACATTTGACGATTTGCTATTTTTTGGGCGGGCGTTTTGGTACATAACCAGCCGCACCGCTGACGGATACCCAGCCAGCTTTACCCGTTTGCCCGCGGGCAGTATCACTACTACCGACATGACCGGGCCTGTGTGGTTTGCACCGTCGCAGCAAGTGTTTTTTAACGGTGGACAGCTTGACCCTAAAGATTTGGTGCAATTCTTAAGCCCGGCACAAGGTTTGATTTATGCTGCACCGGGCGCAGTAGAAACGTCGCTAAAGCTTGAAGCGGCGCGCAATCGTAACGCCAGCTCAGCGATACCAGCGGGCGTTTTGCGTCAAAAAGGTGGAGAACCTTTAAGCGCGCAAGAGCTGGCAGATTTGGCAGCGTCATTTAACGCCGCACGTGCAACCAACCAGACCGCTGCACTTAACGAATACTTGGAATACCAAGAAACTGCAACCAGCCCAGACAAAATGCTGTTGATTGAAAGCTCGCAGTATCAGGCGCTTGAAGCTGCACGCCTAGCCAATGTGCCACCGTATTTGGTTGGCGTGTCGACGGGCGCGTATTCGTATCAATCCGCACAACAGGCTCGCGCCGATCTGTGGATTTTTGGCGTAAAGATTTACGCTGAGGCAATTGCCCAAACGTTGTCAATGAATAACGTTTTGCCAAACGGTACGTACGTTGAATTTGACGCTGACGATTACCTAGAAGAAAACTACATTGCAGATCGTGAAGATGAGCCGCAAGAAAATACCCAAGAACAATTAGCCGAAAGGTAACAGACATGTTGAAACTAGTAGCAGGACAATTTACGGTTGACGCAGCCAAGGGCGAGGACGCGCCCCGGCGCACCATTACGGGTGTTGCCGTACCGTACAACACGTTTGCCGTGGTCAATGACAACACAGAGGTCATGTTTAAGCCGGGCAGCCTGCCTGTTGACGGTAAAGCCCCACGGCTGTTTATGTACCATGACGCAAGCCAGCCCGTAGGCGTAGTAACTGAGCGGGTCGATACCCCAGAGGCCATGCTTTTTACCGCCCGTATCAGCGCAACCAGCCTTGGCAATGACGCGCTCGTAATGGCAGCTGACGGCACAATTGATCAGGTATCTGTTGGCGTAAACCCAACCAAATTCAGCTATGACGATAAAGATCGCATGATTATTGAGGCTGCCGATTGGGTAGAGCTGTCGCTAGTCCCGGTAGGGGCGTTTGGTGACGCTGCCCCAATCACGCAGGTTGCCGCAAGTATCCACCAAACCCCAACACCAATCAGCCATAATGACATTGTGACCGAACAGGAGAAATCACCCATGACCACCGAAACCAGCCCAGCAACCGTTGAGGCCACCATTCCAACCCCAGCGTTGCCAGCACAGCCGAAGCGCAAATTTGATTTGCCAACCGCGGGTGAGTATCTCGCAGCAATGCACATTGGCGGCGAAACATTCCGCAACGTTGCAGCTGCAGCAACCGAATTTATGAAGTCGAAGCAGAGCGCGTTGCAGGCTGCAGCAGGTGACACGCTTACCACCGACACGCCCGGTTTGTTGCCTGTGCCTGTGCTTGGCCCGGTGTTTCAAGACCTGAATTACATTCGCCCTGTTGTCGCAGCGGTTGGCGCACGCGCTATGCCAGACGGCGGAAACCAAAAGACGTTTATTCGCCCAACGTGGACTACGCACCCAAGCGTTGCCGCACAGTCACCTAGCGAGCTTTCGCCTGTGTCGGCAACGACCCCGGTGATTGCGTCAAACGTGGTTACCAAAACCACATTGGCGGGCCAAGTTACGTTGTCCGTACAGGACATTGATTTCACCAGCCCCGGTGCAATGCAAATCATTTTGCAGGATTTGGTGGGTCAGTACATGCTCAAGTCAGATGACATTGCAGCTGACGCAATCACCAACGGCGCGAGCGCGTCAGGTGGTACGTGGACTGTTACCGCAAATGACCCGTCGACATTGATCGCGGCGCTGTATGACGCAGCCACCGACATTCTGACCGCAACCAACTTCTTGCCAGACCATGTGTTTGTTTCGCCTGACGTGTGGCAAAAGCTGGGCGCACAGCTTGACGCAGACAAGCGCCCAATTTTCCCATACGTAGGCGCAGCAGGTCTCATGGGCGTAAACGGCGTAGGCGCGGCAAACATCACCGTTGCCAACACGTTTAACCCATTCGGCTTGAACCTTGTCGCAGATCGCAATTTTGCGACAGGCACGCTGTACGTTGCCCGTGGCGCAGCAATCGAGTTCTACGAACAGGTACGCGGCGTAATGTCCGTTGAAGTCCCCGGCACGCTGGGCCGCACGTTTAGCTACTACGGCTACGTTGCAACCTTCATTGCCGACAGCGACATGGTCAAATACATCGTCGTTAACTAACGAAAAGAGGCGCTAATGGCGGTTTACACCGTCACATTTAAGCAGCTGACCAGCAACTACGCGGTGTTGCAAACACTCACCGCTAATGAGCTAGAGGTTGGGCGCTCGATCATTGTCGCTGGCGTAGGCGTGCCATTCAACGGCACGTTTACCGTGTACGCGCTACCGCAGTACGAATTTATCGGTACTGACAGCGACGGTGACCTACTGTTTAACGTTGACGTAGCCGTACCCAATCAGGTGTTATTTGCCTGCACAGGTACGGACGTTGACCGCACAGCTGCCACAGGCACGTTGACGTTTACGCCAACCTGCACGTGGATTACCGCAACCAACATTGAGGATTGGCTAGGTATCGGCACAGCCACCGCAGCCGACACCACGTTTTTGACGCAATGCGCCGCAGCCGTTAACCAAATGGCGTTTAGGCGCAGGGTCGAGGCCGGGTACTTTGACAGCCTGACCACAAGCCCCAGCGCTGACGTAACCCTAGGCACGATCATGTGGGGCGGTGCGCTGTACCGGGCGCGAGGCAGCGTAGATGTATTTGCGTCATTCAACGAAATGGGAACAGCCCCAACAATCGGCCTATCGCCCATG